CCTTCAACAGCGCATCCAGAATGCCCAAGCGGTTCGCCGGTGGGCACTTCAGAATACGGATGGCACCACGATCAAGCAGCCCGATGGATCTGAGAAGTTCATCGAGGCAGCGGAGGTTAAGGACTATCTCGTCAAAGCCGACGACATCCTGACCATCCACGTTCCTGCTCGTAAGGAATGGTTGGCCCAGCGTGAGCCGGCGGTGCAAGCCGCCAAGAGCATGTTCCCCGATATATTCAAGGAGGGCAGCGCGCTCAACCAAGCCTACAAGGCCACGATCAAGCAGGCCCCCGATCTCCTCAAGATCCCCCAGCATGAATACTGGATCGGCCTCGCCCTCTACGGCGAGCAAGCCCTCATGGCCAAGCAGCAGACCGAAGCTGCCAAAGACAAGGCCAAGAAAACTGTGTCCGCGAAAAAGGAGAAAACCGTCACACCCGTCCAGCCCGTTAGCGCGCCCCGCTCTGCCACAAAAGGCAGCTCTACGGCTGCGAAAAATCGGTTCTTCAAATCAAGCGGTTCCATGACGGACATCGAGAACTTGGTGGGAGAGCTGATCGGATAAACCCCATCACTTAGAAAACTCACACAATATGTCACAAGGACTTGTTCATCCGGCCACCGGACTGCGCGAAGACTTGGCTGACGTGATCTCGGTCATCGACCAGAAAAACACGCCCGTCACTTCCCGCATCAAAGCCGGCTCGGATCTCACCAATGGCTCTGTCTTCTCTTGGCAGGCCGACAGCTATAACGACCCGTCGTTCGACGGTGTCCTCACGAATGCGGATGTCACCACGTTTGACGATCCCGCCAAAAACCGCGTCCTCCTTTCCGGCCGCGCCCAGAAGTTCCGCCGTTCCATCAAGGTCGATGACTTTGCCCAGAACGTGGACAACATCGCTGGCGTTGGCAAGAAGAAGGAAATGGCTCGCGGCGTTTCCCGCGCCCTCATCGAACTGAAGCGCGACATGGAAAGCGCCTTCTGCTCCAGCAACGATTCGCAAGAGCAGAGCGGCATTAACCCATATAAAACTCGCGGCCTCGGTTCGTGGATCTCCAGCTCGGCTCAGACCGACCTGCCTGTTCCCGCGTCGTTCCGCACGCCGTCCGCTTCGATCAACACGACTGCTACCTCCTCTCTCACCGAGAGCGATGTCGCCGCCGTTCTTCAGAGCGTCTACGAGCAGACCGGCACCATCGACACGATGGATCTGGTCACTGGCCCGAACCTCAAGAAGCGCTTCAGCGAGTTTACCCGCTACTCCAGCGGCAGCAACACCGCTCTGAGCACCCGTCAATACACCGCTTCGCTCAATGACCGCACGGTCATCAGCACGGTGGACACCTACATCGGCGACTTCGGCACGATCAATTTGGTGCCGACCTTGTTCAATGCGAAGGACGCAGCCGCTGCCGTTCAGTCGGCCCGTGGCTACCTCCTCAACATGGACATGTTGGAGTCCCGGTATGGCCGTCGCCCCCGCTTCCAAGAGTTGGAAGACCAAGGTGGTGGACCGCGTGGCCTCGTTGATGCGATTGCCGCGTTGGTGTGCTGGAACCCGAAGGGCCTCGGCGAGTTCGCCGCGACTTCCTAGTAGCAACCTTAACTAAGGAATAATCGAAAACTATGAAAGTCTACGAACTGCCCGCAGAAACCAAAGCCGCCTTCGGCTACACGCACAAGGTCATCCTCGACCACAACGACCTGACCGACACCGATGACGCTCAGACCATCAACCTCATCCCTGTGGTTGCTGGCACGGCCGTCAAATCCGCCGCCACCCGCCTCGTCAGCGTGTTCGACAGCTCGGACGCCGCGACTATCACCACCACAGTGGAGATCGGTCACAACGACACCACGGCTGACCCGAACGCGTTCATCACCTCGCAAGAGCTGAACCCGAGCGGCACCGAAGTGTTCTACAAGGTCAACCCGTCCACCACGCCCCACGCCTTCTTGGAAGGCACGGTGGCCTCGCCCAAGTATGTCCAAGCGGCCTTCGCTTGCACTACCGGCGACAGCCTTGCGGACCACAACACCGGCGAACTTGAGGTCTTCCTTGAGATCGTTGACGTGAACGCGCTCTAAGCGTCTTAACACACTGTCGTCCGCCGCAAGGCGGACGGCAGCAGTTAGGATGTCAGACAATCTATGGTCAGAACTTGTCCTCGATCTCGGGGATGAGATGGCCGACGCGGTCAAGCAAGAGCTGATTGCCGGTTGGAACGCCGATGCCGTTCTTGCCGCCACTCGCCAACGCCAGATCGCCGAAGCCAGTGCGCGCATAGAGCAATGCGCCATCGAAGGCATCGGCCAGAAGGATATGTCCATAGACGCTGACGCTTATTGGTCTTGGGAAGCAGCGGAGCCGGGATGTTGGAAGGACAAAGCCTTCCGCGACTGGTTCAAGAAAAAGAACCCCGAGACCGTTGTGCCTTATACCCCCCGCAAAACCACTGTCCTCATCTAATGATTAAAGCACCCAAGCCAGAGGACATCACGGCGATGCTCTACGAGATCGACCAAGCGGACGCCGATGGCAGCCAATATGTTCAGCGCAAACTGCGCAACTGGAATACACGATTCTGCATCTGGCCGGGGCAAAGCGAGGATGGCCGCAAATGGTCTGGCGCCCAAGGCAAGCAGCCGTGGCCATGGTCAGGGGCATCCGATGTTCGCGTTCGGCTTGCGGACAATATCATTTCGGACAACACGGCCCTCCTTTGCAACGCCTTCTTCAAGTCGCGCGTGCAAGTCCAGCCGGTGGAGTCCATGGATGCGGACAAGCGAGCCGCCGCCGAAGCCGTGATGAAGTGGCTTATGTTCCAGCACTGTCTGGATGACCTTCGCCGCGAAGTAAAACTCGCCGCTCAATTCAGAGAGACCTACGGGCTGGCTGTCATGGCCGTTGACTGGGTGCAGAACACCCGCACCGAGATCAAGTCTTTCAGCATCGAAGACGCGCAGATGATGTTGGAGCAGAGCCAAGACCCCAACCTTGCCGCCCTTCTGGAAGTGGTCATGGACCCGCTGCAAGAGGAGACCGCCGCCGAACTCTTGGGGCAGATCATCCCTGAGTTGGGCAAGGTTTCCAAAGTCCGCGAGTTCCGCGACAAGGGCCTTGTCCAGTGGGAAGAGCCTTATGTCTTTGAGAGCAAGCCGGTGTGGACCGCGCTTGAAGCATGGGAGGATGTCATCTTCCCCATCCAGACCTTCAGCCTTCAGCGCGCCGCGTTCGTTGCCCGCAGAGAATTGCTCACAGAAGTGGAGTTGCGCGAGCGCGGCGCAGTCGAGGGCTGGGACGAGGAATGGATCGAAGCCGCCTCGCAGCACAAGGGCCAGCTCAAACGCATCTCGCTCAACATCCACCGCACCGATCAGTTCCTCTACGAGCAACTGCGCGACATGTGCGAAATATGGCATGTCTACCGCAAGGAGAACGACCCCAAGACCAACGCCATTCGCGTCACCCGCTCCGTGGTTAGCTACCATGTCACCGACAAGGTCGCAGTGCATGAGTTGCTGCCCTACGCGCACGGGCAATATCCATTCATCGAACTCCCCCGCGAGCGCGCTACCCGCCCTCTGCTAGAGAGCCGTGGCATCCCCGAGCTGGTGCAGACGGCGCAGGAAGAAATCAAGATCCAGCGCGACTTCCGCTCCGACCGCGCATCCATCAGCATCCTCCCGCCCGTCAAGGTGCCGGCCAACCGGGGCAAGTTTGACCTAGTCCTCGGCCCCGGCATGCAGATCCCCGAACGCCGCCCCGGCGAGATCGAGTGGATGAATCCCCCTCGCCCCGACATGGGCAGCATCGAGGTAGAAGCCGCCACCCGTGCGGACGTGGACAATTACTTTGGCCGCATCAGCGATGCCGTCCCGCAGCAGCGCTACATGCTCCACACGCAGGAGCTAATCGACTCTTGGTTGATCGACATGAAGCTCTGCATCGCGCAGACCATGGCGCTGGCGCAGCAATACATGACTCCCGAGGAGGTCGCGCGCATCACCGGCAATGCCCAGTTGGCATTCAACGCAAGCCCTCAAGACATCCGGGGCCGCTTCGACATTACCGCTGAGTTTGACGCGCGCCTCCTCGACAACGAAGCGCTCGGCGCAAAGCTCGACTACCTCGCCAAAGTGCTCGTCCCGCTCGACAGCTTCGGTGTCATCGACCGTGCCGGCTTGGTCAAATACATGTTCCAAGCCGTTGACCCGAACTTGGCCGGCCTCTTGGTCCAAGACATCGGCCAAGCCACCGCCGCCGAACAGGAAGACGAACAAACCGCCTTCGCAAAAATCGCCGCAGGCACCGAGCCGCCGCTCAAAGAAGGCGGACAAAACGCGCAGGTAAGACTGCAAACCTTGCAGCAGATCATTCAGTCCAACCCCGCCGTCCAACAGCGCTACCAGCAGGACGAAATCTTCCGCAGCATGATCGACGCCCGCGCGCAGGCATTCCAATTCCAGTTGCAACAGCAGCAAAACGCCGTCATCGGCCGCACCGGCGCCCAACCAGCGCTGCAAAAGATGGCGCAAGAGCAGCAACTCGGCATGACCGCCCAACCCGCCGCCTAACACATGCATCCCAACGTCTCCGTCAGAAACATCGCCGGTCTAAACATCCCGCAGCACAACGCGGTTGAGCTGAATTACGTCTCCACGACAAACAATCTCTCCACGGTGGTCTACAAAGAAGGCAGCCAGACAGTCGCCACGCTCACCTTCACCTATGTCGGCGGCACGCCGTCCTCCGATGACGCCAAGATCGCCACAGTGACCCGCAGCTAATGGCTATCAAATTCAACCCGCTGACAGGAAACTTCGACTTCACCGGAAGCGGTGGAGGCGGCGGCGGCGCGTCCTATATTGACGGCGAGGTTGCCACCTACGCCGACCTGCCGCTAGACGGCTCGGCCGCTCTCAACAGTGCATGGCTCGTCCGCACAGCCAGCGGCGTCTGGCCGGTGAGCCGCAAGCAGGCGGGCATTTATATTCGCACAGCCACCGGCGGCAGCAGCAGGGACGCTGATTACACCTACGCTGGCACCATGCCGGATGTGTTCAGCGATGCGCAGTTCACGCTCTACGGAGACGTGGACTCCACGAAAAACGTAAAGTTCAACGTAGACGCCCAAGTCGGCGCAAACCAAACCCGCGTAATCACCGTCCCCAACAAAAACATCACGCTGGACGACGCAGGCGACTCTCGAACCCCCACGGCGCACGCCGCCAGTCACCTCGCAGGCACGCCCGCCATTGCCGCCAGCTACACGGGCATCGGCGACAATGAATCTTTTTCCGAAGAAGTAACCATCACGGCAAACACCGCAGGCACGGCAGGCAACAGCATCACGCTGACCTTTGATGGCGTGGACGATGTGGATACCGTGCTGGCCGCTTGGAACTCGGCCAATCCGTTAAACCAAGCCTCATTAGACAGCGGCGATGGCGCACAAGTTCCCGATAACGGCGATGAGCTTACGCTGTCGGGCGGGGTTGCTTCTACTATTGGAAGTGATCCGATTTACGACCAAGACCTCAGCACCACGGACGAACCGACCTTTAACAAACTCACCCTCACGCCAAACCAAAACGACAGCAGCCTAAGGCTCGGCACATTGGAGTTTCAAGGATACGCGCTCAACAACGCATGGATTGGCGACAATGTTTATTATAACGGTAGCAATTTTAAAAGACGCAACTCTGGCGCGGCTACCTTGTTCTATTTTCAAGGAGAGGAGGGCCAATTCCGCAGCGATGTGTCGGATGATGCTGGCACAAACGTTACCAGCTTACCCAATTTCAAGGTTGGTGCTGGCGGCAAATTTTCAGCGGGCGGGCCGAATGTCAGCAACCAAGGCGATTTTGAAAATGGCGCTTTGTGGTGTGACGGAGACTACGTTGGTTTGAGCGATACAGCGGACGAGACGAAGAAAGTTGAGTTCGATGTTTCGGGCGTCACAACGGAAACGACAAGGACTTTAGAAATCCCCGATGCGAGCGGGAAAATCGCCCTCACAAGCGACAACGCCGATCAATTCGGAAGCGGAGCCGCAGCAGACGGCTACGTCCTTACGTCTGACGGGGCTGGGGGATCGGCATGGGAGGCTGCAACGGGTGGTGGTGGCGGTGATACCGTTTCCATTCAATCAACCGCCGCAGACATTCTTTCCGTCTCTTCGGGCGCAATATCTGCCGACGATGCGGGCGCGGATCGGATCGTCTATTGGAACAACACCAGCAACAAGCTCACCTACGGCACGCCCTCCGATGTGGGCGCGGCGGCAAGCTCGCACACGCACTCGGATGCCACACAGTCTGTCGCTGGATTTCTTTCTACGGCAGACAAGACCAAGCTCGACGGCATTTCCAGTGGCGCAAACAATTACACCCACCCAAACCACACGGGCGATGTAACCTCGGCGGGCGATGGCGCGACCACGATTGCCAACAACGCCGTCACTAATGCCAAGCTCGCACAAGTAGCCAGCAGCACACTCAAGGGCCGCGCTACGGCGGGAACGGGGAACGCGGAAGACCTGACGGCGAGCCAAGTCCGCACGCTCATCAACGTGGCAGACGGCGCAACCGCCAACGCCAGTGACGCACAGCTACGCGACCGCGCAACACACACAGGCACCCAAGCCGCCACGACCATCACGGGGCTGGCGACCGTTGCAACCACGGGAGCTTACGGCGACCTCTCGGGACGCCCGACCCTCGGCACGGCGGCAGCAGCAGCGACTACCGATTTCGCGGCGGCTTCGCACGCCCACGCAGCCTCGGCCATCACCTCGGGAACCTTGGACGTGGCGCGCATCCCAACGGGCACGACCAGCACGACTGTCGCCCTCGGAAACCACGGCCACGAACTTACCTCCCTCGCCGCTACGGGCGCGACGAATGGTCATGTGCTGACGGCCAACGGATCGGGCGGTGTGACGTTTTCGGCGGCTTCGGGCGGCGGCATCGGCGGCTCCACAGGCGCGACTGACAATTCTTTGCTTCGTGCCGATGGCACGGGCGGCTCGACGGCGCAGTCCAGCGATTTGGTCATTGATGACTACACCGCCACAACTCAAGGCAACATAACCCTTGCCCCACGCGCCGTTTCTTTCAGCGCAACTATCGCGGCATCGGATGATTTCGTGACGGCCACGGGCCACACCTTCTCCAACGGCGACCAAGTTGTCTTTACAAGTCTGACGGGCGGCGCAGGACTGACAGCCAACATCCGCTATTTTGTCCGCGATTCCGCGACAAACGTGTTCAAAGTTGCCACCACGGTGTCGGGCGCGGCGGTGGATGTCACGACCAACTACACGGCGGCAACCGTGGAGCGGATCGTGGCGGTGGTCATCACCACACGCAATGTTGCTCCCTTTATTGTCGGGCCGAAGCCAGACGGAACCGCAGTCGGCGGCGATGCCCGTGGATTGCGGGCCATCAACATTGCCATGTCGCGTGACGCCAGCACTGAAGTGGCAAGTGGCAATGACTCCATTGCCATTGGAACACGAAGCAGCGCATCAGGAAGCAACAGTGTGGCGGTTGGACGTCTGGCGCGAGCAAACACAACCTCCGCAACCGCAGTCGGCCAAGCCACAAACGCCGGTCAATCAGCCACGGCAATCGGAACGGAAGCAGGAGCAACTGGCCTTGCATCTATTGCAGTCGGCAACGCAGTCACAGCTAACGCGCAAGACGC